CTATATATCCTCATTATATTCTTTAGCTTTTTTCAAGCTCTCAACTTCCTGCGCTGAGAGTTTTATTTTTTTAGCATTAGTACGTGCAGCCATAGGATATTCGACTGTTTTTTGTGAATTGTTGCTAATTCCGAGAAGAGTGTTTACTGCTGATTGCATTTCAGGTTTGTTACGGTATGCAGTTACTAATTCTTTTTCCTCTTTAGTTAATATAAAAGGTGTTTCAAAATCGTTTATATCTGCATAGCCAGCTATCACGCTCGGTGATATTTTTAATATTTTGGAAAGTAATGCTATTTTATCTCTACCCATATTGGCAATGTTACCTGATTCCCAACGAGAAACGGTGGCCTCACTTACACCTACGTAGTCGGCAACTTCTTTTTGACTTAAATTAAACTCTTTACGTTTGCTTTTTAATATATCTTTTGTATCCATTTTTTATCCCTCTTTTCTTTGCTCTTTTATTTTATTATAAAGAGTGTATTACAAAAATGCAACAAAAACTTGCAGAAAAGAAAGAAAATTACAAAAAAGTATTGACTTACGGATAAGTAAGTGATATATTTAACTTACGGAAACGCAAGAAAGGAGCATTTTTTATGTTTAAATCAAATCGTTTAAAAGGAATAATGGCAGAAAATGAAATGAGTCAAGCTGTGCTTGCGGATAAATTAGGAATAAGCGAAGCCTCTATTTCACGAAAGATAAAAGGTGAAACGGAATTTAATCGTAATGAAATTAAAATGATTAAAGTGTTATTCAATTTGTCTGCAGATGAAGTTGATTCTATTTTTTTTGCGGCATAACTTACGTATACGCAAGATATCCACTAACACTTAATCAAGGCAGCAGGGTGCAGGCTGAAATACTTACTGTTCAACTGAAATCAGCCGGGAAGCTATCAACTCCATAGTTTTATTTTTCTCCAAAAATATATGAATAAATCAAACATAACCCCCTTTTCTTAAGTTATAGATAGTTAGCTCTGCTGTTTTGGTTAAGTGTTAGTGATAAGGACAAAAAGTATCATCATAGTTTTTTATTGAGGTGATGAAATGGCAAAAAGAAAAGAACTGACGGCGACAGTCAGCGTAATAATGGAAGACGGCACGGTTAAACCGTTTGAAGAGCTGACCGCCGAGGAAGAAAAGCGCCTGAGGGAAAATATCAGAAAAAGGCTTGAAAAATCAATGAGCCTATATTATTCAAATCACCCTGAGGAGTTTGCGAAACTTAAGTAAAAATGAAAGGAAGTGAAAAAATGTATAAATTGCCACTGATTGTGCTTGCTGCTTTTGCATTCTATTGCGCAGTATGTTTAATCGCTATTAAAATCAGGGAAAAGAAAAAGCCACTCCGCAAGCGGAATGACTTTGAAAGAAAGTGCCGATATATATTCTCCGATAATGCCGAGTGGGAATACATATTGCACAGCATTAAATGAGTTGTGATAACCCAATTGACACCACTATGTTATCACAACTCTTATAAAAAATCAATAGGAGTTGAAAAAATATGGAAGTTTTTACAAATGATATTTGCCAAAGCTGTACGAACGGAAGCTTTGATACGTGCAAGGCGGATTGGTCGCAAGTCACGCTTGACGATTTAACGAGGGCAGTTGTTGACTGCGAAATTTACAAGGCTAAGCCGAAGCATAAGCTTAAGATTACATATGAGTGCGAAGGCAAGATAGCCGTTGTTGAAAAGGTGGTATACGAACTGCCCGAAGTCGAATGGCAGCAGGCAGACAAGAGCGCTGAGGATATAAGCACCGACGATATCAAGGTCATTGTTGAATATCTTAATAATAAAATCGGTGCGCACTATAAGCCGAACGGCAAAAAAATGAAAGAGTTAATCAGGGCAAGAATGAATGAGGGCTACACGGTTAAGGATTTTAAGACGGTAATTGACAAAAAATTCAAAAGTTGGGGAAATGACCCGAAAATGAGCTTATACTTGCGGCCGTCAACGCTTTTTAGTACACGCTTTGCCGAGTACCTAAACGAGTATCAGGCATTCGACCCAAACAGACTGAGTTGCAAGCCTACATATGATATTGAACAGGTAAAAAAAGATATTTTAATGCATTCGTGCGGAGAGGATATATTATGACATCAGAGGAAAGAATTGAAAAAGTAAGCCAACTTCTTATGGAAGGAATGACGGACGGAAAGAAAAGTAAGGAAAATTACTTAAAAATTGCTCAGCTTGAAGTTGATAATATTGTATCAGTAATAACACCGAGTTCAGCCGTCGAAACAAGTTTTATTCTTTTTGCACTTGAACAAGTTACGGAAATGATAAAAGGCACAATGAAGAGATATCCGAAGCAGGAGATTAATTATTGTGTTTTAAAGAGCTTAATAGGCTCAAAAGGAATGTGTATTGAAGTACCTAAGGGGAGCAAAGATGATAAATAGTGTTGTTTTAATTGGACGCCTGACCTACGAGCCTGAGTTAATGGCGACAAATGAGGGCACGTCTTTTATAAACTTTCAAATTGCGGTTGACCGAGGTTATTCCAAGGACAACCGTGCTTGTGACTTTATAGATTGTACCGCTTGGCGGCAGACTGCCGAGTTTTTGAAAAGGTATTTTCACAAAGGCTCAATGATTGCAATTGAGGGCAGACTACAAACAGATAATTATGTTGCGAACACAGGCGAAAACAGGAAAAGCGTAAAAGTGATTGCTAATCAGGTCAGCTTTTGCGGTGAAAAGGGACAGGCTCCGGCGCAAGTAAACGAAAATACAGAATTTGAGGAAATAGAATAATGAGGGTTGCGAAAAACTGTTGTTACATGAAAGTGACAAACGATAAATACAGATTGCCGGTTGCCGTTGCCGATTCCGCAGTTGAACTTGCCCGATTAGTCGGCGCAACAAAGAATACGGTTTTATCTTCAATATCGCACGGTACCGGCACGTACGAAAAGGTTGAGTTAGAATAGTTGATTAAAAATTAACAGCAGCAGGGCGAGGTGATTTTATGAGTGAATTAAAAACAAAAATAAACACGGCAATAGAACGACTAAAAGCGTTTGAGCCTGCTGATGAGCCATATTATTTGTGCTTCAGCGGTGGTAAAGACAGCGACTGCATTCGTATTCTTGCTGACCTCGCAGGAGTAAAGCACGATATAGTACATAACCTTACAACCGTTGATGCACCTGAGACAGTCCGATATATCAAGTCAATCCCGAAAGTTCAAGTTGTCACTCCTCAATACTCTATGTGGCAGTTGATTGAGAAAAAGAAAATACCGCCTACAAGATTAGCTCGTTATTGTTGTAGTGAGTTAAAGGAAAAAAACGGCAAAGGACGAATTAAGGTTACAGGCGTTCGTTGGGCTGAAAGCGCAAGCAGAAAGCAAAATGGTGGCGTTGTTAAGTTAATCGGTAAGCCTAAAACAACAATTAAGCTTGCAGAAGAATTACAAGCGGAATATGAGCAGAACTCAAAAGGCGGAATAATTCTTAACACCGATAATGACGAAAGTCGCCGAATGGTTGAGCAGTGTTATAGGACAACCTCAACGCTTGTCAATCCTATCATTGATTGGACTGACGAGGATGTGTGGGAATTTCTGCATCACTATGGATGTAAGTCAAATCCATTATATCAATGTGGCGATAAGCGTATTGGTTGTATCGGTTGCCCTATGCAAGGTGGCAAGGGTATGAAAGCAGATTTTATCCGTTATCCAAAGTACCGAGATAATTATTTGAGAGCATTCAGGCGAATGTTAAAGGCAAGAGAGGCAGCAGGGCTTGATGATTCGGTAGGTTGGAATACCCCTGAAGCCGTAATGATGTGGTGGGTTGGTGATAACCCATTGCAAATGAGTTTTGAAACACCTGAATATCTGAAATGAGGTGATAAAAAATGACTTGTAAAGATTGTTATCATTATGATGTATGTCATAGAAGAATAAACAGCATTGATTTTCTGCCTTTTATAAAAGGCAAAGTAAGTATATCATCTATTATGTATAAGAAGTGTGATGATGTTGAAAAACATTGTTTACATTTCAAAGACAAATCACGCATTATTGAACTGCCTTTTATCGCAATGATTGAACAGTACCTTGTTAATGGAAAGTTTGCAGACAATATATATCTTCAAAAATTCAACGGAAGATATGCTGCTGTTTATATCAACAAGAACAAATGGGGTACTCCGCTAATAGATATTTGCGGTAAAAATTCATATAACACAGAGGAAGCAGAGGCAAGATTAAAGGAGCTTAACAATGGAACGAACTAAAAATCAGTATTGCCGATACTGTGCAAACGCTCTTGATTATAACGGTGAGTGTACCGATTTCATCTGTACGGCAAAAGCACCCTGTGGAGATGACGGAGCAGGTAGATTTTACAAAGCAACTAAAGCAAAAAGACCTAACAAATGTAAACATTTTGAATTTTTGAACGCAGATATATTTAGGCAAGATGAAAACGGAAATTTTGCAGAGTATAAGCCGAGAACAGTAGTTAAAAGTGATTATGAACAAATGAAGATAGGAGTTGAACGGAAATGACTAAAGAATTAGCAAGATATTTTGTGAAATTGATTGCTGAAAATTTGCAATTTTCATTTAATGGAATGGGTATTCCAAGTTATAGTTGTGAATGGTTAGAAAATCAGTTAATACAAGGAAATTATGATAAAGTCGAAGAATTTATAAAGAAAAGATATGATGAACACGAAAACGCAAGCAAGAAAAACAGATTGTCGGTTGCTGTTGCCGATTCCGCAGCTGAGCTGCCCGAGTATATTGAGCAGTTGAAGAATTTATCTAAGTTTTAAAGAAAAGGAGCAACTTTCAAAATGAAATTTGAAAAAGTAACAGAATTATGCAAAAAAAGCAGGAAGTTTTTAATCTTTAAGTATTCAGAAAAGATATATTTTCTCGGTACCGGCAACGCAATGTTTGTAGTGCCTGACGGTACAATTTGTACACCTGAATACTTGACCTCTTTTGCCGGGCTAAAACCTTTAGAGGTGGAAAATACAATTTTCGATAAGAAAGATTTTCCGTTTGAATTTGATATATCCGATATTGCAGACAACGAATCGTATGTAAGCTTGCCGGAAATAAGGGTGTCAGACTTTGACGGAAAGAACGAATGCGTACCGATATTTACGGCAAAAGGTGCTGTTTTTGTACCGTCGATTTATTTTGAACCGTTTAAGAATGATGAATACGAGCTGTATGAAAGAAAAACAAGCGAAGATGTTTCGTATCTCGTAATAAAAGTAGGTATGTTTGTTAAGGCCGTTATCGTTTTAGATTATTCAAATCTTGCTTTGCAAACAGTTACATATTTTAAGACGGTAGCAAAAGCACTTGAAAAAAGCTATCAAGAACAAGTGATTAATTCAGTAAACCAAGGCAAAGTATTAAAACATAAGAAAGACGAAAAGGAATAAAGCAATGAAAATATTTATAAGTCAGCCTATGAAAGGCTATTCAAATTTTGAAATTGAAATCATAAGAGGAAAGATTAAAGAAGCACTTAAAGAAAAGTACGGAAATGATATTGAAATTATCGACAGTTTTATAAAAGGTGCTCCGGCAAATGCTAAACCGTTATGGTATTTAGGCGAATCTATTAAAAAGCTAAGCAAAGCCGATATTGCAGTTTTTGCATATAAAGGACCTACCGTGGGCAATTATCCGGCTTTGGTAAGAGGCTGCGGCATTGAGGAAAAGTGTGCAAGAGAATATAACACCTTATGTCTTTATGTCGCATTTTATAAAAACAGTTTTCAATCGACTGCAGATATTGAACTCAGCGAACTATCAACTCAAAGACCTGATTTTGTGGAGTGATTAAATGGACTACATAACAGCATGGGACAAACTTAGTGAGTTCCCGGAAAAGCAGAAAAGCCAAATGCTTCATACTTTCAACAACCCTTATGGGTTCAGACTAAATATAAATCATCCTATGGTTACGAAAAAGTGGGAAGCTTTTAAAAAGAAAAACAATATCGGCAAATATGACATGACGGATGAGCTGAGGGAAAAGTTTGAAAATCAGTTTATGGAAAGCAAATATTATCAAAAGCTTGTGGCAGCGGAAAAGCAGAAATACGGCACAGCTTATGATTATATTTATGAGCCGCTTGTGGGTTAGACGGTGAGAAAATGAGCAAAGATTTCAAAGCTTGCACCAAATGGTTTTTGGTTTTAGCAGGCGCAATAATTATTTTTATGGAAATTTATGTAACAAAAGCGATATAGGAGACAGGTTATGTGCTTAGGATTAGCAAACGGATATATTGAAGAAAAAGGCAACGAGATTAGGGACGGCGACAAATTTAAGCTCGTAATAAGCGGTGCTTATTTGTATCAAGCAAAGTCGACACCGAACGGAATTGTTCTTGTTCCGCTTTCAAAAGCCGCACCCATAGGTGCAGTGCACGAAAGCGAAATGAGAAAATACGATTTCAGAAGACTCTAATCACCATATCTATATACATATTATATATAGCAAAAATTTAAGCCGGTGCAAGTCCGGCTTACGAGCTTGTATTGTATCTTAACTACTGAACGAAAATAAAGAAAGGAGCATAAAGGTGAATAAGGAAAAGCAGATTAAAAGCGGAAGATTGTTAGAGGTGAGTTATTTCCCTTGCACGGACAGCGGCAGACCTCTTGCTGAAAGAGCACCAAAAAGTAAAATCACATCAGAGCAGCAGGCGCTTTATAATGCAAAGCAATCCACCAAAAAGCTTATCAGGCTTATTAATGCTAATTTTGATACAGGAGATATCTATTTGCATTGCACGTATTCACCTGAAAATGCTCCGCAAAGTTCAGACAAAGCATACCGTGACGCTTATAATTATATCCGCCGTGTGAGATATTACCGCAGAAAGCATAAACTCCCCGAACTTAGGGCGGTTGTAATTATGGAAGAAAAAACATACAAGACAGGCAAGTATGCAGGACTTGTTAATATTCATTTTCACATATTCATGAATAATGGCGGCTTCGGCAGGGACAGAGCCGAGGATATGTGGAAATTCGGTTGGGTAAATGCAAACAGGTACAATCCTGATGTATTCGGCCCTGAAACTGCGGCAAGGTATGTATCGAAGGACCCAAAGGGCAGGAAACGTTGGTTTTCTACCCAGAATCTTAAAAAGCCGATTGAAAGAACAAAAAAGCGAATGGTGACTAACAGATATGTCAACCGCCTTGCAAAATACAAGGATGACAGAGCGTTTTGGGAAAACAAATACCCCGGTTATACATACGAGCGTGTTGAAGTATGCGAAAATGAGTATAACAGCCATACTTATGTTACCGCTATATTGTTTAAAAAGCGGAATTAAAAGGAGTTGAGCTATGTCGAATTTATATCGTGATGTCAAAGCGTGTTGTCCTTTTTACCAAACGCAGAAAAAGGAAAAAAGCGGTGCAATGTATATCAAATGCGAAAAAATAATAAGCAAAGGGTGCATTGTGCTTAGATTTCCAAGCGTACAGAGAGGCGACAAATGGCTTAACACCTATTGTAACAGCATTTCCGGTTGCAAAAACTGCGAAATGTATCAACTTATAAATCAAAAATACGAAAAATGAGGTAATCTTATGAAAACTGCTATTATTATTTTATTAGCGGCTGTTTTTGTTGCGCTTTTAGGCGTGGCTGTAGCTGCTACTTCTTTACTTATTGACAAAAAGGAACAAGAGGCATATCGAAACGGCTTTAATAAAGCTGCAGAAATGGACGCTAAAATGGCGAAAAATCAAGCAAGCAAAGCGCTTGCCCAAATGCTTCAATCCTACAGCGTTAAAGATATTATCGTGACAAAGGATAATAAGACTGTGGTTAAGTGGAATGACGGCAAAACAACTTGGGTTAAGCTCAAAGCGGGAGACGTCAACAATCCTTTTAAGGCATTTTGCTACTGCCTTTTAAAGCAAATGTATGGCGACGCCTGGAAAGAAATGTTTAAACGCCACGGTGTTGAAGATACGCAGGCGGAAAATACATACGAAGTCCACGAGAAAAAAGAATAAGCAAACGTATAAGCTCTTGCCGAGAGGCAGGGGCTTTATTTTTTTGCTTTATGGGTGTGACATTAAAGTGTTTTGAAATGATAAGGTAAATAAGAGGTGAGAACGTGAGCAAAGTCGACTGGAAAGAGCTTGAAAATGAATATGTATGCGGTGAAATGTCTTACAGAGCACTTGCAAACAAGCACAAAATAGCGCCGTCGAGGGTATCGGCGGTAGGAAAAAAGCAAAATTGGGTAAAAAAACGTGATAAATATAGGTCAAATGTGGCGCAGGCCACTTTACAAAACGCACGCACGACTGATATTAAGAATAAATCGCAAAAGCTTAATAATTTAATTGAGGCGGCGGACAAGCTTGCAGTTAAATTAAATGAAGCGTTAGACGACCCGGAGCAGCTATACCGGCAAATACTCAGAACATCAAGTGGAGCTGAATCGGTAAGAATTACTAAAAAGCTTGACACAAGAGCGTTAAAGGATTTTGCAAGCACCATTTCCACCATGAATGACACTATAAAACAACTTAATGATTTGACAGAGGATGAGGATAAAAAGAACGTTGAAATTAAGATAATAGAGGGTAAAAAAGAATGGGCGCAGTAACTCTTGACCTCGATTTTTCAAAAGTAAATCCAAAGCAAAAGCTCGCCTTAGAAGATAAGCACAAATATATCGGTTACGGTGGCGCGCGTGGCGGTGGAAAGAGTTGGTTTGTAAGAGTTAAAGCTATTCTGCTTGCCGTATTTTATGCAGGAATAAAGGTGTTAATCGTTCGACAAACTTATCCTGAACTTATGAATAACCACATTCGTGAAATGAGAAATATTTTGTATAAGATTGCAAAATATGTTGATAAGGAAAAGATATTTTATTTTCCGAACGGAAGCACAATTCAGTTTATGTACTGCCGCAATGACGCTGACCTCGACCGCTTTCAAGGTACGGAATTTGATGTTATTTTCATTGACGAAGCAACGCATTTAACAGAATACCAAATTAAAACTATAGGACTTTGTATGCGTGGTGCAAATGAATTTCCCAAAAGAATATACTTCACTACTAACCCCGGCGGAGCGTCACATCACTATTTTAAGCGAATCTTTATCGATAAAGATTATATGCCTGACGAAAACCCGGAAGATTATTCGTTTATTCAAGCACTTGTGACGGATAATATTGCGCTTATGGCAAAACAGCCTGAGTATTTGCAACAGCTTGAAAATCTACCTGAAAAGCAAAAGAGAATGTTTCTTTACGGCTTGTGGGATGTTGCAGAGGGAATGTTCTTTGAGGATTTTAGAGTTGGCACAAAAGAGCAGCAGGCCACAGGCTTATATACTCACGTGATAGAGCCGTTTGAAATTCCGCCGAATTGGACCATATATCGCTCTTTCGACTGGGGTTATCATAAACCTTTTTCAGTCGGTTGGTGGGCTGTAGACTATGACGGTGTGCTGTACAGGATAATGGAATTATATGGTTGCGTAAAGAACGAAGCAAACGAGGGCTTGCAGTGGGACCCTCAGCAAGTTTTTCAAAGAGTAAAGGAAATTGAAACAACGCATAGGTGGCTTAAGGGTAAGAACATAATCGGGATTGCCGACCCGGCAATATGGCAAAAAACAACAGGTATCAGTATTTATGACGTGGCGGCAAGAAACGGTGTTTATTTCCAAAAGGGCGATAACAACAGAATTGCCGGTTGGCAGCAGGTTCATTATAGATTCACTTTTGCTGCTAACGGCAAGCCGAGAATGTATATATTCAACACGTGTAAAAATACAATTCGTACATTGCCGACGCTTCAATATGACGAACACAAGGTTGAGGACCTTGACACAGACGGCGAGGACCATATTGCAGATGAAATCAGATATATGTGTAACAAGCTGCCGATTAAGCCGATAAAGAGTAAGCCGATTAAGGAACTTGCTGACGACCCACTTAATCAGCGTGGCGAATACAGAAGTAGTATGAACAACTACGGAATTAAGATTTATTAAGGAGCAGACAAAATGAGTAAGTACAAAAATCCTATGGACGAAAAAAACAATAAGGTTTTGAAAGAAACTGAGCAGCAGGCAGACAAGCCTATGAATAAGGCTGACAGCTTTAATCAGGCAAATGGGCTTGAAGTGCACAAAAGCGGCAAGGGCGGCGGCGAGCGATTAAAGGTAATCGGTGTTGAAGAAATAATCAAAGCACGTGAAACGCTGCAGAAATACAAGCAACAAAAGCAGTCGCTTGAAAGCAGAGTTGTAAACAACGAAGAGTGGTGGAAGATACATAATTGGGAGCAGATAAAGAAAAAGGACGCAGCGAAGGCAGATAGGGAAAATCCTAACGGTATTGAAACACCTTCTTCATCAGCGTGGCTGTTCAACTCAATTACTAATAAGATTGCCGACTTCTCAGATAATTATCCCGAAGCAAATATAAGAGCAAGGACAGGCGGCGACGTACCTGAAGCGGAAAGACTTAAGAATGTTATTCCTATGATTTTGAAGCGAAATAAATTTTACAAAACGTACATTGCAGATATATCCGAAAAAAGCAAGAGTGGTACCGGCATAACATACGTAGGTTGGAATCCGAAAAAGGACGGCATAGGCGACGTTGAAATTCAAAATATAAATATTCTTTCAATCTTTTGGCAGGGCGGTATAACGAATATTCAGAAAAGCCGAAATGTATTTACTGTTGAGCTTGTTGATACAGACCTCTTGAAGAAGCAATATCCGAGTGAGGCTGAAAATATAACAAGCGACGGTGAAGTTGATTTAAAGCAGTATTTGTATGAGGACTATATCGATACGACCGATAAGAGCCTTGTTATTGATTGGTGGTATAAAAAGGACGGCAAGCTTCACTACTGCAAATTTGTTAATAATGTTGTGCTGTTTGCGACGGAAAATGAGCCTGACGAATATCCGAACGGCTATTATGACGACGGTAATTATCCGTTTGTTTTTGACGTTATGTTCCCTATGCAGGGCACTATTGCAGGCTTTGGCTTTATTGACGTAGGCAAGCAACCGCAAGAATACATTGACAAAATGGACGCAGGAATACTCCAAAATGTATTGATGAACTCAATGCCACGCTATTTCGAACGGCAAGACAGCGAGATAAACGAGGAAGAGTTCCTCGACTGGACGCAGCCGTTTGTAAAAACAAATACAAACCTCGGTCAAGATGATTTAAGGGAAATTAATGTTAGAGGACTTGACAGTGCGGTATTTACTCAGCGTGACAGCAAGATTAACGAGATTAAAGAAACAACGGCTAACCGTGATTTATCAACAGGAGGTACAACAAGTGGTGTTACTGCCGCAAGCGCTATATCAGCACTTATCGAAACAGGCTCGAAAGTAAGCAGAATGGCAATTAAGGGCACGTATGACGCTTTTGAAAATATAATCTACCTCATAATTGAGCGTATGAGACAGTTTTATGATTTGCCTCGGTATGTAAGGATAACAGGCGACGACGGCACCGACGATTTTGATACATACGATAACAGCAATTTGAAATTGCAGGAAAGGCAGACGCTTCAAGGCGATACGGCACAATATCTGCCTGAGTTTGATATTGAGGTGGCGGCGCAAAAGGCTTCACCGTACAGCAAGGCAGCACAAAATGAACTTGCGCTGCAGCTTTACAGCGCAGGGTTTTTCAATCCGCAGAATACAGACCAATCACTTGCTTGCCTTAATATTATGGATTTCGACCACAAGAGCGACGTTATAAATCAAATTAAGAAAAACGGCACATTGCTTGACGCTTTACAGCAGGCACAAATGCAATTGCAACAATTGCAGCAGGAAAACGAAAAGCTTAAGGTTATGTGCGATTTGAACATTGACAACAGCAATCTTACAGGAATGAAAGGAAAGCAGCAGGTCAGCAGTCCTGATGTAGCGCAGGCTTCAACAAGCGGCAGCGCAAATATGGAAAGCACAAAACCTGAGGGAATGCAAAGCGTAAGCACCGGCGACAAAGGCTCACTTGCCGAGCAGGCGGCGCAAAAGGCTAATGAATCGGCACAGCCGAGATAGGAGAGTAAAGAATAATGGTTGAGATTACATACAAAGAGACAAGAAACGGCTTTGAATTAAAGGCTGAGGGACATTGCAGATATGCCGAAAAAGGCAAGGACATAGCTTGCGCCGGTGTTTCTACACTTATTGTTGCACTTGCAAAAACGCTTGAAGAAAACGAAAATAAGTTAAAAATACCGGCACTAATTATTGTTGAGGACGGATATGCGCTTATATGTGCTTATCCAAAAAAGCGATATTATAAAGAAATTGCAAGCGCTTTTGAAACGGTAAAGCAGGGTGTTAGTTGGCTTTCGGAAGAGTTTGAAAAAAATGTAAAAAAGTTATTTTGAGGGTGTGACATTGAAATAACACCCTTAGGTATAATGAGGATAAAGAGCCGTGGGCTTAACCCACAGATTACAGATTCGCTGACTTAATCAGCAGGGAGCATTATTATGCAGAAATATCATATTCAGTTATTTGCCGACGGTGCGGCTACTGCAGGAGCTGACGGAGTAGGTACAACAGCTGAGGGTACGGTTGATACCAATGTTGACGGTGCGACAGGCACACAAGACGCTAAGGAAGAAAGCTTTGACGATTTAATCAAGGGCAGATACAAGCAAGATTATCAAGCTAAATTTGATAAGGCGCTTAACAAGCGTATGAGCAAAGCAAATGCGCAAATTCAAGAGGGTATAGATTTCAGAAACAAGCTTACCCCGGCACTTGAAAAATTCGCCGCTAAATACGGAATTAAAGATTCGACGGATATTGATTCGATTGTATCAGCTATTGACAACGACAATTCGATTTATGAAGAAATTGCAACCGAGAGAGGCGTTACGGTTGAGCAGGCTAAGGAGCTTATGCAGGCTGAGAGAATCATCAGGCGAGATGAAATCAGACAGCAGCAGGACGCTCAAAGAGCAGCTTTTCAAAATCAGTATAACGCTTGGTTGCAAGAAGCCGAAGAATTAAAAGAGTATTATCCGAATTTCAATTTCGAGTTGGAAAGTAAAAACGATAAATTCCGTGAATGGCTTAATCGTGGTATGAGTGTTAAGGACGCCTATGAACAAATCCATTTGCCGGAAATTCTTAGTGGTGCTATGGGTTACGCATATAATCAAAGCCGACAGGATATCGCCGACACAATGAGGGCTAATGCTAACCGTCCGATTGAAAACGGAACATCACAGCAGCAGGCCTCTAATTACAGCGGAATGTCTTTTGACAAATTAAATCAAAATCAAATCAAAGAATTATTAAATGCTGCGAGTATGGGTGAAAAAATTGACGAAAATAATTTTATGAAATATTTGTCAAAATAATATGTAATTCGCTCTTACTTTCAGCAGAAAGGGAGCATTATGAATATTATTAAATCATTAAAAAGCGCAAGTATCAGCGCAAAGAAATACAGCGCACAGCTTTTTGCTGACGCTGTACTTAACACAACCGGCGACAGCGATTTGTCACCGGGTATGAAAATCTTTTATGACACCGCATTGCTTCAAAATGTGGGTAGCCAAACATATTTTGCACAGTTTGGCAAGCAGCAGCCATTGCCGAAGCACAGAGGTAAAAAGGCTGAGTGGCGTAAATGGAATACATTTACCGTTTCAACTGTTCCGCTTCAGGAAGGTATTACACCTACAGGTGACAAGCTCGGACAGACAAGCATTGAAGCGGAAGTTCATCAGTATGGCCGTTATGCTTATGTAACAGATGTACTTAGTCTTACGCACCTTGATGATGTAATCGGCGGTGCTACCGAATTATTTGGTGACCTTGCGGCACAGACAATGGATATTGTTACACGTAACTCTGTTATGACTGAGGCTGTTAAGAATGTACTTTTCCCACGTAAGAGTGACGGCACGGCAGTTGCTTCACGTGATAAACTCGATAACACTTGTCAGCTCACACCGAGAGTTATCAATAAAGCTGTTTCAATTCTTAAGAAGAATAAAGCGCCTAAAATCAACGGCTCATATATCGGTATTATTCATCCGTCTGTTTCTTTTGACTTAAGAGACAGCAAAGGTTGGGAAGAGGCACATAAGTATTCTGCAACAAAAGAAATCTTTAATGGCGAAATCGGTGAGCTTCACGGTGTGCGTTTTGTTGAAAGCCCCAATGCTAAGGTGTATACCGATAATTGCCCGGTAGGCTACAGCGTATATTCAACTCTTATTTTCGGTAAGGACGCTTGGGGCGTTGTTAAGCCTGACGGTGCAAGCCTTAAGATGATTGTTAAGCAGGTCGGCTCAAGCGGCGCAAGCGACCCACTCGAACAGAGAGGCTCGGTAGGCTTTAAGTTTTCTACTGCTTCTGCTGTGCTATATCCTACACGACTTCTCAGCATTGAAACTGTATCAGCAGAGTTTGCAAATGATGATGAAGCTAACTAATAAAGGAGCGTGAATATTATGGCAAAAAGTAAGGCAGCCGCAGAAAATGCGGCGATTGAAGAAACCGCAGTTGTTGAAAAAACAACAGCAAAAACATATACACAGGAAGAGCTTGACGCTATTCTTGCCGAAAAGCTTAAAAAACAGAATGAGACCATAGAGGCCTTGCAGGAAAAGCCTGAATTTATTCAGGATAACCCTGAGGGCGAGGAAATGGAAATTATTAAAATTCCTATGTATCTTGGACCTAATGACGACCCAAGAGGCGAATATGTTGCAGTAAACGGAGTGGCAATGTTCGTCCCACGTGGCAAGGTTTGCAAAATCAAGAAAAAATATGCCGACAGACTTAAAATGAGCCTTAATCTCAGAGAGGTTGAGCATTCATATATAAGAGCAAATGAGGGAACTAAAGAGGTAACGCTTTAACTCTTTGTTGTAATTTTAAAGGGCAGGGAGAAATCCTTGCCCTTTGCTATTTGAGGTGAAAGAAATATGAAAACTACAATTGGCGAGGTATTAAGCTATTTTGACAATCAAGTGCCTAATCAGTATTCAGACGAGGAAAAGATAAGGTGGCTAAACGAGATAGAGGCACAGATTTATAACGATATTATAAAAACACATAGGGACGCTGACAAAATTGCATATAACGGCTACACAGTCGATACAGATATAAATACACAAATGATAGTGCCGCTCGAATACAGCGAGTTATATAGATTTTGGCTTGAAAAGAGTGTTCACTATGCTAACGGCGAAATTGACAGAATGAATAATGCTATGACAATGTTTCAAAGCTATTATGACAATTTCTATGCTGCATATAACCGAGCGCACAGACCTATAGGTGTGCACGGCTACAGATTATAAGGTGGTGAAAATATGAAATTACCGCAGTCGCTTAATGCGTATAACGTCACGAAAGAAAATATTGAAGAATTTAAGGGCTTGGACCATAACGAGCGAGCACAAAACGGTGCTTGGTATGATATGGAAAATATGACGCTTGATGATTACCCGGTTGCAAGCGTAAGAAATAAGCGTGGTATTGTGACGAGTGATTATGAAAACACGATATCAAATAATGATTTAGCCATTCAAACACGCAGAGGTGCTTTTGACGCCGTTATTGTTAATGGCAAGGTCTCTTTATTACAAAACTGTGCAATGCAGAAGGGCGGTACAGTTACTGCTGAAGGGCAAATTTTAAAGGATACGCAAAACGAAGTATATTCGTTTGTCAAAAGCGATATTGAAGGTACTATTACATATCAAAACAATTTGCTTAAGGAGTTTCAGGATAAGTGGTGTTTCTATGGCAGAGGAGAGCCGATATGCAATATAAACGGACGTTGGTTTGAATACCGAACGAAAGACAGCATTTCCTCAAATGATATTTGCCTCGGTGCAATCATTACTACTACCGACGACGGAGCACCGTGGACGTTTCCTATGCTTGTTTCTAAAAAGGAAAGTGCAATAAAAATATATTATAACGACGCCTTTTTCGGTGAACAGATTAATTGGAACGAAACGTTTAAGGATTGCACGTATATAAAAGAATATACAGATAGACACGGCGAAAAGTGGTATGTAAGTCAAAACGTCGCCGCTTTTAATTTAGGCGATAACGTAGATAATATAAAGGCTTTATGCTGCGGCAAGGCTCAGTATTTAGGTATATTCAACGATTGGAAGAGCGCCGCACAGACTATTATTGACATATACAATGATGAATCAAGTGTGGAATCACAGCATTATTTTTATACAACCGGGCTTAAAAAGGTAGTTGACAATCCGATACACGCTTTTACGGACGATGATTATAAATGCTTGGATATAAAAAACAGAGTAAGCAAGTCTAAGCTTTATATGCAATTTTACGACTATCAAGACTATTATCTTTCAGCAAGCCAAATCACTAATTTTTCTGAAATGTTATTAAGCAAATGGGAAAAAGCAAAAGGAAAGCTTTATTGCGACGATATAACGGAGCTTTATCCTTATGTTAAAGAGGCTACCAATGAATATTACGAAGCATATCAAGGCGACTTCGCAAAGAAAAAAAGCTTTCAGGTTTTTTATTATTCTGATAAAAACGGTGCTATCCATAATTCCGATGAAAGAAAATATAGCTGTTACGTTTTAAATAAATGCTATGTGCCGAGCAAATATGATAGTGAAATAGTACGTGCAATAAGTTTTTATAAAGAAGGCGTTTCGTGGAAACATGAAATGCCCGAACAGGCCGCCATTCCGAATTGTAAACTTATTGCTAATACAACACCGTTGCAATATGGCTATGTGGTTGATTTATCAGGCATTGAAAAGGACGCAAACGGATATGATGTGCCGAAAAAGGGCTGGCAATTTAACTATAACCTTATTTGCGAATTTTCATCAAACATAAAAAGCGTGCTCAGCAAGGATAACAGTCAGGTTGATATAGAGGGTGAGTTATTTTCGAATAAAGAAAACATTGAAATCATAAAAAATAAAAATGCTTATTTAATCAATACTTCTGTAATTAATTTGGATTGGGCGTGTAAGCAACAAAACGCACCGTCTGTTACCAATATTAAGATGAGCGGTTCCTTGATAGCGGATAATCAGAACATTAAGAATATTAAAACGCTTAAGAGTGCAAATTACGGCGAGAAAAAAGCATTAATTAAGTGCGGTACTAAGATACTTGTGATCCCGGACGGAGTGATTATAGATACCGACAGCGGCAAGGTAAGCAAGATTGCATACAAGGATACGTTTTCTGTTAATAAAGAAAATAAAATATCCTCTGTTTTATGCACATGCGACGGAGACGAAAACACTTTTAATGCAAATATTTACAGCATTAATTCAAATTCCAATTATCGAATAGTAAGCGGAACGCTTCAAAAGAAAGTCAAGCTTAATGACAACAGTACATTATGGACCGATATATCAAGCTATGTAAGCTTTTATTATAACGAGGCGGAACGCTTCGATAAATTCAGTAAGGGCGATAATGTTGAGTTCAGTATTAAGTTTAGCGACGATTGTCAACTTGACTTAACTAAATTCAAAAAAGGCCTTTTTGAATATGACAGTGCAACAAGGAAATTGAAAACTAATAATTACAGAATAAACAAGGTTGGTAATAATTTCATTGATTTTTCTGCACCGCTTATTAATTACGAAGAAAATGAAAACGAATGGCTGACAGGATTTACTAATAACGACAAGAAATTTGATATTACTATTGAAAAGAAATTTCCTGATGTTATGCCGTTTGGCTGTTTATGCGGTAACAGAGTATGGCTGTGTCAAAAAGACGGCCACGAGATATATGCCTCAGCTCTCGGCGATTATACAAATTATTATGACTTTTCAGGGCTTAACAGCGACAGTTGGGCGGCTAATGTCGGAAGTGACGGCAAATTTACAGGAATTGTAAATTATCTCGGTAATATTCTTATATTCAAAGAAGATACGCTTTATATTGTGTACGGTTCGGCACCGAGTGAGTTTTCGTATACGGAAGTAAACAATTTTAAAGGTGTTGAAGAGGGCAGCGAGAGAAGTTTTGCGATTATTGATAATATTTTATATTACAAGAGCGTTTACGGCATTATTGCTTATGACGGAAGTACAACCGTTATTTCCTCGGCACTCGGCAGGGATAAATACAAGAATGCTGTGGCGGGCGCTTGGGGCAACAAATATTACGTGTCAATGCAAAACGTCAAAACAAATGAATATGAGCTTTTTTGTTACGACACTAAAAAGGGTATGTGGACTAAGGAAACGGAAGAAAAAATATCACGCTTTATAAATGACGGCAACACGCTTTATTACGTTACGGATAAACAGGTGAAGATTGTTGACGCCGATAATGATTATGATGTGCTTGAAGATGAAATCAATTGGAGCGTCGAGACAGGCGTTTACGGATATTCATATCCAAATCAAAAATATGTTTCACGCTTTCAGCTAAGAATGTATTTGGCACAGGGTGCAAAGGCAAGATTTTATATTCAATATAACAGCTCAGGCAAATGGGAAAGCTGCGGCAGAGAAATAATAGGACGTGGCATTAATTCTTTTGTTTTCCCTATCAGACCACGCAGGTGCGACCACATGAAATTCAAAATTGAGGGCGAGGGCGAATGTAAAATTTACTCTCTTACAAAATGTTTAGAGGTAGGTGGCGAATTATGAAATTGCCGATTATAAGTAAAATGAGCGCAACATGCAATTTGCCATACGTTGTGAATTATATTGAGCAGCTTGTTAATAAACTGCAGAGGTATATAGACAGCAACAGAGGTAATGCAAACGAGGCAAAATATGTAGTTGATATAGTTGCAACAACGCATTTAATTACAGTTAAATACAGCGACCAAACGACAAAGGAATATGAAATATAGGACGGTGAGGATATATGTCAAAGAAAACACCAAAATATAAGGCTAAAACGATTGATACGTCAGGATATAACAACGAGCTGACTGCGGCACAAAATGCGCTTACGGCGATAGGCAATTTTAATTATAACGACGCCGCTGGATATAAAGAAAGGTCCGAAAACGCTTTTAATGATTGGAATGACCTTTACAGCGGACAGGGAAAAGCAAACTTTGACGCTTCGCAGCAAAAGCTTCAAACCACGGTTGATGATTTGTTCGACCAAATAATGAATTACGGCGATTTTAGTTACGACCAGGAAAAAGACCAACTTTTCCAAATATATAAGCAACAGTATTTATCGGCAGGTGCCGGCGCAATGAAAAATCAGCTTGCAGCAGCTTCTGCAAATACAGGCGGATATAACAACAGTTATGCTCAGCAATCAGCGCAGCAGGCATACAACAATACAATGAGTGGACTGAGCGATAAGGCAATTGAACTTAGAGCAAATGCTCTTACTAATTGGCAAAACGAATACAACCAAATACAAGACAGATATAATCTTGTAAACAACCAAAAGGCGGCAGAAGAAAGCAGTTATTATAACAAACTTAATGCGGCAAATAATGCATATAACGTATTTAATACCGCATATAAAGATGATTACAACAATCAATACGGCTTGTGGAGCGATAACAGGAATGCAGCGCAGACAAGAGTTAATAACGCACAGAGCCAGGTTAATTGGGCTAATGATTACAATGCTAATGAAATTAATAAAACAAATACGCTTAATCAGCAAGCAACCCAGGCAGACCAACAGCTTTCCGAAACAAGACGTCATAATAATAAAATGGAAACAATTGCTAAGAAAAAATCAAGAGGAAAGTAGGTGCAATTATGGCTATATCAAACAACACAAGAAGCAAATACGAGCAATATAATACTCCTTATGCCGAAACAGAGGAGCAAAAACGACAGAGAGAGGCTGCTCAACAGTTGGCGTATTCTCAGCCGAATAATGCACCGAATAATTACGCACAGCAAATGCAAGAAATGTATAACAAAGTTGCAAGCAAAGGTGCTTTTTCCTATGACAAAGCAAATGACAAAGCATATCAGCAGTGGGCGGAACTATATCGGCAGCTCGGCGGTTTATCCACGGCGGCGACACAGCAAGCGGCGGAGAATTTAACGGCAGGATATGGCTCAACATACGCACCGCAGGTTGCCGCTCAAACGGATAATGCGTATCAGGCAAATGTTGACGCTGCTTTGCCTGCGTTTTATCAGCAATCCCAGGAAGAATGGTACGCACAAAAACAAAACGATTTGGCAGCATATCAGGCAGCTATTGAGGGATTCAAAAATATTGAGAACAGCAATGCAAACCGCAACAATGCCTGGGCTGATATCGCCGGTGCTGCAGCAGGCAGGTCAAATCAGGAGAACGCTAATGCCATTAATCAATATACGGATAACAGAGACTTTTGGCTTGACCAATATTGGAAAGAGCAAAACGCAGCAAATGAAGCCGCAGAAACAAACAGTGAGCGTTATTGGAACGATAACAGCCTTAAAGAAAACAGCAGACAATTTAAGGCTCAGCTTAAGGAAGATACGAAACAGAATAAGCGAGATGAATATTGGTCTATGAACGAGGTTAATGTTTCTATCGCCGCCGACAAAGCGGACAGCTACCGTGACAAAAAGGATAACAAGGGAATGAAAGCATATCTTCAAGCCCAGGTTAAGAAAGGTAACATTACTCAGTATCAGGCAGACGCTATTTATAAGCAATACAAATATACTCCACCTAAGAGCAGCGGTGGCTCAGGCGGCAGGCGGTCAAGCGGAAGTTCAAGTTATTCGCATACTGCTAATGATAAAACGGAATATAGCAAAGATACTGCTTCAATTCCAAAAGATTTAGATTCAAAAGCAAAGCAAAAACAAGAAAAGCTTAAAATTCCTAATGGTATGTTACAACAAATAGGCAGTAATTCAACTGACTATGGCAGAGTAAATGCAATTAAATCATTAAAGGATAAAAAGGTAATAAACGATAAACAAGAGGCGTGGCTTTTAGACCACTATAATCTTATGTAAGGAGAAAACAATGGCTGTTGATTATGAAAAATTAAGAAAAAAAGCTAAAAAGCGTGATGAAGAAAAGCAGAAAAAGGACGCATACGAATACTCTCGTTCTATGTATGAGGGTGCAAAGAAGAATCGTAGCAATGTATCTGCAAATACGTATAAGCTTTATTATGATGATTATATTAAAAACACTAAAGCCTATAAAAACGAGCAAAAGAAAGGAATTAATGACGAGAGAAAAAGCCAGCTTAAGGCTGTATTAAATATGATTAATCCTCTTGACAGCGTTTCCGCTTCCGAGGCAAAGAAAAATTATAAATCTGCTCAAAAGGAAAAAGAGAAAAAGCAGAGCGCATACGATAAGCTTAAGGAAGAGTATGAGGCATTGAACGGCAGTAAGCAAAAGAAAAATTTACTTATGAGTGAAATAGGCAAAGTCGGCGAGACTTTGTACGGAAATCCGTATGACGCTGAGCGAAAAAATGAAGTCAAGCAGATTTATAATAAATCTAAGCAAGAGGCTTATGAGCAACAGGCATACGATGCTGACATTAAGCAAAAAGCAAGAGAAGAAACAGCAGCTAAAAACAAGAGCGCTTTAAGCAAAGATAAGGAAATATCAAAAAAAGCAGAGCAGGCGTACAAATTTAAAAACGCAATTGTCGAGAAAAACAAGGCTTCGGGTGCTGATGATATGAGCAGTGCTATGCTTAATGCTATGGGTGTAGGCTCAAAGGGTCAAAATGACGTCGACTATAGCAAAAAATATAATGATTCACTCAAAGAACTTCAAAGCCTTATTAACAAGAAAGGATATAAGGATATCAAGGCAGAGGACTTGATTGATTATTATGTTGCTAATAAAAACAATGAGCAGCAGGCAAAGGTTATAAAAGGCGCTGAAAAAGCGGCACAGGAGCACCCGGTTATAATGCAGGCGGCAAGAACGCTTACTTCCCCTTTAAGAGCGCAGGCGAATATAGCAAATACCATTGATATGGCAGTGAACGGTAAAAGCAGTATTAACGGCACAGCGGACTTTATTACGAATGCAGCGTACGGCACACGAAAAGGACTTGAAGATAAGGCGGCAAATGACGGACTTATCAATCTTGCCGGAAAGAAAATAGGCCCTATAAGCGTCAATAAGAATAATGAAATTGAAATTCTCGGCAACAATATGGGTAATGTTAATGCGGCGCTATATGATAACATAGACCAAATGGCGGAAAATGTTTACAATTCATTACTTTTTGGCGGTGGAATAACAGGCGGTATTACCGCTTCGGGTAAGGCAGAAAAGGCAAAACAAGCACTTATTAACGGCGTATTCAGTACGGCGGCTATGGGTGATGATATGTCTTCACAGCTTGCAAGCGGAAGTTCTTCAGGCGAAACGATTAAAAGCAGCGTGAAAAGCGCATTAATTAATTTTCTTACCGAAATGGTTGGCGCTCCGCTTGAATGGGCAGACGTAAAAGGAAACAGCACATTCGGTAAAATTCTTGTGAGCGGACTTAATGAGGGCACAGAGGAAATTATCGGTAATGTCGTTGACAGAACATACGACCAAATTACACAGGGACAATTAAGCGAGCTTTCGCAGCTTAAAAGAAGCTATCTTGAACAAGGTTTGAGCGAACAAGAGGCAGACAAAGAGGTTGTTAAGTCTATGCTTGCCGAGGATATCTTCGCCGCCTTGCAGGCAGGCTTTGCCGGTGCTGTTATGTCAGGCAGCGAAATTGCACCGAACAAGATTATTGAAAGCGCACAAAATAATATCGATAATAAAAAGCTCGGCGCAGAAGCAAAAGCACAAAGCAACAGCGATATTCAGGCGATTATAGACGAGGGACTTTCAAAGAATAAAAACAGCAAGGCATATAAGTATGCCGAGGAATTGCAGGCAAAGGTTAAGAAAAGTCAAGCAAAAGGTGATGTACTTGCCGGCACTTCTATTTATGATGAAGCTGATTACAGTAAGCTTAATGAAAAAAGGCTCGGACAGCTTCAATCAGAGATAGTGAAAGAGGGGTTCAAGGAAAACATTGCCACGGCAATTGAGGGCGAAAAAAACGAGGACAGAATAAATAAGGCCATAAGCAAAATGGTTAATGGCTTTGAATTGAGCCGATATGATGTCAAGGTGATTAAGGATAGTGAAAAAGCTATTAATGCCATAAATGAACAGTTCGGCTCAGACTTTACCGAAAAAGATATCAGCAACGATTCGCTTGAAGCATTGTCGGCTAAGCTTAAGAACGGCTATACAGATTATAGCTTTACTTATGGCGGCTACAGCAAGTATCAGCAAAGGGCAGAGAACGCTCAAAATGCTGTTTTAGAGGAAAACACACCAAACGTATCGGAATATACACAAAAGCCTGTAGAAACGTTCACAGCAGAACAACAGAGTAACAATCCTAAATATAATGTTAATGCTGTTGCTATTACGGCAGACGGAAATCAAGCGGAGGTAAAAATCTATGGCAAGCACCCATTCGAGGTCAGCGCCGACCGCAGTAATTTCAAGGTTAAAACCTCAGCCGGCGACATTGATTACAACAATATTTCGTTCAAAAATCAAACGCAGCAGGTCCTGACAAATGAAATTATAAATAAAAACTTCGGTAACTCCGGGGCAAATGCCGTTTATGTCAATTTTGACCCGAATAATTTAAAGGGCGCAAGTGTGAGCACGTATGTATCTCAGGCGAAAATGCTTTATGATTTGGGCGTTGCAAAGCCTGATGTGTCGTTTAACGAATTCGTTATGAGAAACCCGGCTTTTTATTCTGCCGTTAAATTCCTCGGCGATAAGGCGATTAATATTTACCGTTCGGGACAAACAGACGCTAAAAGTTATGACACTTATATCGAGGAGCAGAGGAAAAATAAAAAATCACCTACAAAAACCACAAGGCATATTGAAGGTGAATACAAGAATATTTCTGACAGCGACAGTACGATTGATGATGTCTTTACCGAGGTTGCAAGGAAAACAAGAGTAGATATCGAAAGACACTCCGACGGCAGACAGGGCGGAAACGGTCAGTTTATTCCGTCGCTTGCTAAAATTATCATTAATGCAGACGGTAGCGGTGAGTATAATGCACTTATTCACGAACTTGGCGAGTTTGGGCTTGCATATAATGAGCAGGAATACAAAAACGTGCAGTCTGCTATTCGTGATTGGTATGTCAGCTACAAGGGCGCAGATAATTTTAATGCCCTTGTTGACGCTTATATCGATACATATACTAAGGCTGAGGGGTCAAAAACAAGAGCCGAGGCAATAGACGAGCTTACCAACGACGCTGTATCAGGTCTTTTCTCTACAGATGAGGGCGTTGAGCAGTTTGCAAAGTGGCTTAGTGACAACAAAACCGAGGCTGAAAAGAAAAGCATTATTGAAACAATCGCAGATTTCCTTAAGTCTGTTATTGAGAAAATTAAAAGTGTGATTGCTACTTCTAATTTGCAGACGGCTGCAAAGGACGCTATGGAAATGGAGCAAAAGAGAGCCAACCATATCCGCAAGCAGTTTCTCAATATGCTTGATAATGCAAGCAATAATCTTTATAACGGTACCGAGATTGAGTATGATACAACAAGTATAAAATTTTCAAGAAATATTGAGGAATATCCTTATGATATGCAAACGGTTATTAAAGATTACTTAAATTCAGTTGATGAAAAAATGCTGGGTTTTATTGACGAATTTAATTCGACTAAAAAATTTGCACGTCACACAATATCAGAAGTTAATAAAAAACAAATCAAAGATTTAAAGAAAATTATTGGATTTGATTTTACAGGCTATTCAAATGGTATAAATACTAATGCTCTTAAACACATTGAAAAAAGGCATGGTAAAAATGGCAAAGCTGATAATTCAATGAAAAATAAAAATGATTTGGCAAGAATTAATTATATTCTTGAAAATTATGATAACGTTGAAGTCGTTGATAAGAGCAGTAAAGAATTTAATAATTCAAATAACAAAAGTGCTCAAATTATATTATTCAAGAAAAAAATTAACGGCACTTACTATTTGATAGAAAGTGCCGCAGAAAGCAAATGGAAAAAACTCTGGGTGATAAGTGCTTATATAAATAAAAACGATACAGTTACGCAAGTATTAAATGACGCTGAAAACGTCCCTCAATCTTACGTCCGAAACGAGCTTGCTTCTCCTGTATCTAATGACAATGTAACACAAAATAAAGCGTCTGTCAATAATAATGAAACAAAATTTTCACTTGACGTTGACAGCGACGGGAATAAGCTTACACAGCAGCAGGCGGAGTATTTCAAAAATTCAAAGGTGCGTGACGAGGACGGCAATTTGTTAAAGGTGTATCACGGAACGTCTGAAAGCTTTACTGTTTTCGATAAAACAAAGGGCAGGGCAAATATGGATATTCAGGGAATGTTTTTCAGTCCTTGGGAGCTTGACGCTAAAGGTTACGGCGAAAATGTTAATGCTTATTATATCAATATTACCAATCCTGCAAGCGAGCAAATGGGATATAAAGCGCTGCGCAAATTTCAAGGGCAGAATAATGCCGGTGTTAAAGCAAGAGAATATCTTGAAAGTCTCGGTTATGACGGTGTGAATAATGGTGATGAAGAATATATAGCATTTAATTCTAATCAAATTAAGCTTGCCGATAATCTTACTCCAACAGAAAATGAAGATATTAGATTTTCTCGTGATGTTAATTACTCATATAACGAATTGATAAAAAAGCCGGATATGAAAATTACTGAAATTGACGATAGCATTGATTACAAAGCAAATTCAATTAGCAGGAAAAATGTAATTGAAACTGCTATTAATAATGCTAAGGAAATTGGAAGAGTAAACGAAAATGGAAATGTAGTGATATATGTTGATGATATTAAAACGGATATTATTGTTTCAAAGTCTGCAATAAGACATTCACTTGACAGAAGACTCAGTATAAATGCTCCGGTTGTCATAAATGTTGGAAATATACTAAAAAATTCGATTAGAATTAATGAACTTGTACCAAGAAATAAGTATATAGAAAATAGCTATGCTTTAATTGGCATAGCTAAAAATAATAATAATGAACCTTATGTAGTTTCTTTTGTAGTGAATAGGCATAGCAATGAAATTCAATCAATAGATGTACTATATGCAGTGAACGCAAAAAAAGAAGTAGCCGCTCTTGACGAGCCAGAGTTTCGACCGATAAACGGCACAGCTCTTACTACTTCTACAATTAGTATATCCAATTTGCTCGATTATGTCAATAATTATTTTCCTGATATACTTCCCGAAAGTGTACTTAAGCATTATGGCTACAGTAGCAGACCTGAGGGAAATATCGGCGAAAGTGCGTTGTTTTCTCGTGATGTAGACTATGCCGACTACGCAGAGCTTAAGCGTGAAAACAAGCACCTTAAGGAAATTAACGAGGTTTTAAAACACCAATTTGAGCTTACTAACGGCAGAGAGGTAAGCACAAACTCGTTGTTAATTGCGGCAAGAAAAATCATTAAGCTTACGCCTACACGTATGACAGGCGTTGACGTGGCAAAGGAAATGAAAAGCTGGCACACGCTCGACACTTCTCAGCAATTCTTTAACGCTGCATACGACCTTGCAAACAAGCTTGTTGAAAACGAAAAGCAGATTAAGTATCAGCCTACGCAGGAAGAACAGGAAATGCTTGATTATTTGAAGAATACAGAAATTAAGCTATCCGATAAGCAAAAGGAAGAGGTTTCGTATTATTTCGGTACTTACGGCAAGTATAAGAATGCGGCAAGAGGAAAGATTAACATTACCGAAAATGGTATACCGCTTGACGATTTGGCTAATGAAATGGAAGAATTATTCGGCGGATTAATGCCGAGTGACAATTCGCAGGATATGCCGATTGCGCTTCTTGATATGGTTAATACTTATAAGGATAAGGTTATTGAAAACGATTACGGCTACAGCAAGGAAGAATATCTCGAAAGCCTTGCTAATGATATTCTTTCTTATTATTTCAAGACTAATCTTTATGAGACCAAGGCGGATAAAAACGAAAAGCGCTTTTTAAAAGCAAGGTCGAAATATGCTCAGCAAATAAGCGACTATCAAAAGCTGCTCGCTGACGAAAAAGCAAAGCATAAAAAGGAATTTTCTGAATTTCGCAAAGAGCAGATAAGAAAAAATCAAGATTATAGGTCGAACTTATATAGAGATACAGTTGAGTATAAGGCTGAATATAGGCAACATCAGAAAGAAAAGCGTGAGCGCAGTCTGCTTTATAAGAGCTTTCAAAAAAGCACAATTAGACTTGCACAGCTTGCAAAGCAGGATAAGAAAAATCATATTCCTAATAATATTGTTGAAGCAGTCAAAGGAATAGTAAATGTTATATCATTCGGTACTAAGCTTGATGATAAAATATATTCAAAGCTTTATGCACTCGACCGCAGTTTTAAATCGCTGAATAATAATGACGATTACGAAAAGGTGACCGAAGCATATAACGGATATATCAGAAACTATATTGAACAGTTGCAAACAATGATTGGCGACAGGAATGCTAATCAATTGACACTTGACGAGCTTAAAATGGTGGATGACCTTGTGCGCACAACTGTTCAAGTGTGCAATAATGTTAATAAGATATTCTATTCCGAAAGAAATAAAACTATCGAACAGAGTGTTTCTAAGGTTGAGGAAGAACTTAAACAAGTAAATGCAAAGTATAAGATAGACAAGGGTATTATTGATTCAATTAAATACGGCTCTATGAAACCGGAATACTTTTTTGAATATCTTGGCAGTGATGAGTTGCTTAAACTTTACCGTGATGTCAGAAAGGGTGAGGATACATGGGCGGTTACGATAGACAACAGCAAAAATTACGCTGATGATGTCAGAAAAAAATACGATTGGAAAAGCTGGGATAGGAAGAAACGTTATGATATAACAACTTCATTAGGCGACAAGCTTAATTTAAACCTTGAACAGCTAATGGCGATATATGCAATGAGCAATCGAAAGCAAACGCTTAATCATATTATCCATGGCGGTATTGTAGTGACTGATAAGCCTAAAAGTGCTATTCAAACGCTTAAGGATAAAAGCTCAAAGTGGAATGACAGTTTAACTCACAGACTTAGTTATTCGGATATATCAAAAATCAGGTCAATGCTAAGCGACGAACAAAGGAATTATGTTCGGGATATGGTTAAATATCTTTCAACCGATATGGCGGAAAAGGGCAACGAGATATCAAGACGGCTATATGACGTTGAACTTTTTAAGGAAGAAAATTATTATCCTGCACGTACCGCTAAAAACTACATGCACAGAAGCAGTATGGAAACTATTGGCGCTAAAAAAATCATTAATTCAGGTTTTACTAATGCGATTGTTGAAAAAGCAAAAAATCCGCTTTTACTTGAAGAATTTGACAACGTATGGGCGAGCCACGTTGATGAAATGGCAAGCTATAATGCCTTTGCTTTGCCACTTGAAAATTTTGACCGGGTTTATAATTATCATTCGAGCAACGGCGACGAGTTTAATTCTATCAGAACTTTGGTGGAAAATGCATACGGCAAAAAGGCAACAGGATATATAAGCGATTTGCTTGAGGACCTTAACGGCGGTGTCGTACATGAAGCAGGCTCAGATATTGTTGATAAACTTACAAGTATGTTCAAGAAAAATGCTGTTTTTGCTTCCGCTTCCGTTGCAATTCAGCAGCCGTCGGCAATAGGCAGAGCGTTATCAATCATTGATACCAAATATTTTGCAAAAACTACATTTACGAAGCGCAGTTATGACGAAATAAAGAAATATGCTCCTGTTGCTATTATTAAGGAAATGGGATATTTCGATACCAATATGGCTCAAAGTACAGTTGATTATCTTAATAATATTGATTATAAGGGCTTGGAAAAAGTTCCTGCATTTTTTAAGGACGGAGCGTTTCGTGACGAGGTATTTGGATATACGGCTTCCAAGGCTGATGAAATAACCTGGTCTCACATTTGGAATGCCTGCAAGGCGGAAGCAAAGGACAAATATCCTAATTTATCAACAGAGGAAAGTTTGCAAAAGGCAGGCGAACGATTTACTGAGGTTATAACAAAAACACAGGTATATGATTCGGTATTTTCTCGTTCTGCCCTTATGCGTTCAAAAAACGGTGCGGTAAAAATGGCAACGGCATTTATGGCAGAGCCGACTACTTCCCTTAATATGCTTTTCAATGCAGCCGTTCAGGCAAAGCGTGGAAAGTTTAGCAAGGGAAAAGCTACGAGAATTGTTGCTTCACTTGTTATTGCAAGTGTTATAAACGCTCTTCTTCAATCAATTGTAACCGCCGCACGTAATGATGATGACGACAAGACCTATCTTGAAGCATATTTGGCAGAACTTATCCCTAACTTTATTGACAATGCTAACCCGGTAAATCAGATTGCGTTCGTTAAGGATGTTGCAAATATTTTTAAAGGCTATGATGTTACAAGAGCCGACATGGACAGTGTGGGCGATTTGGTTAGTGCGGTAAAAAATCTTTGGAGTGACAACTTGACACCATGGAAAAAGGTACAGAATATTGCGGGTGCACTTGGCACATTTATTGGGTGGCCTATTGAAAATGTCATGAGAGATGTTCGAAGCGTTTATAATATGGTACATAAGGGACTGACGATTGGTCTTGGGGTAAATAAATCAGCTCTCAAATCAGCTACTATGGACGGTATCAAAGAATCATTGGTTACTGATGATGTGCTTGCCGTATTCGGCCTTGACCTATTTCCCGAAAAGGATAAGCAACAAATGATATATGAGGCAATTATGGACGGCAACAATGACATGTATAAGCGCATTGCCGATAATGTTTCTAATCCCGATAATTATATCAAGAAGGGATTGATAGAAAATGACGAGCGAGTTGCTAAAGCAGGCCTTGCATATCTTGACGGAGATATTGGCACGGCAATTAATACCGCTAAAGAGCTTGAAAGCGACGGTTTTGATTACGAACTTGCCTATAAAGCAATTAAAGCCTACTCTTCCGAAATTCAAAAGGCAGCAGGATATAAGGCAGACAGCGACGACAAAAAATATAAGCAATCGCTTGAAACGCTTATATCAAGCGGAACGGATAAGGAAACTGTTGAAAAAGCAATTGATACGGTCGAGATTGACGAGGAGCAGGACAGTAAAGACATTAAGTTCTTTACAAATAATGACCTTGCAACTGCGATTTATAAAAATGACTTAAGTACATTGAAAGAAATGGTGGAAAAAAACAAACAGGTTGACATTTCAAATGGAAAGAGTAAAGAGGAAGCCGAAGATAGTGCTCAAAATTCAATTAAATCTGCTCTTGTTAAAGGAAAAAAGGAAATTGCTCAAGCAGGAATAGATTATTCTGATAACAATATAAAAGCAATGATTGATGTCGCTGATGAGTTGGAAAATAATTATGAATATACAACTGTTATTAAGGCAATAAAAAGCTATTATTCAACAATGAAATCGGCTAAAGAAGCATTGGACGATAAGGACGATGATACATATAATCAAAAGCTCAAAGAACTTATTGCAAGCGGAATGGATAAGTCGACGGTTGAATCAGCTATAAAGAAAATAGTTGTAACAGATAGTGACAGCCAAAATGAAAGTCAATTGTTTAATGAGGATGATTTGAGTGCAGCAATAGAAAGCGGTGATAATAATACTTTGAATAAAGTTTGCGAAAATATAAAAAATGTATATATTGCAAACGGAAGCAGCAAAGATGAAGCTGAAGAAAAGCTTCAAAAAAAAATCAAAAAAGCAAAGTACGGAAAAAGAAAAACAACAAATGTTTTGAATGCTAATAACACTCAACAAATTCGGTCATATATTAATGAAAAAGTTAATTCTTATGTTGATAGTGGAAAAAGTGTAAAGCAAAGTGCAAATTACACTCGAAAATCGATAGACGGAATTTTAGAGTTGCGGTATAAAAAGGGAAATGCTGACAAAAAAGCGGATGTTTTAACAATTATGGTTAAAACAGGATTATATGGAGATAGAAGAGCTGCAAAGCAATATGCAGACGAACATTATCTCAAATAATTAACGGCGAGGGTGTGACAAACACCCTCGTTCTTTTTGTATAATTATTTCAAGAGGTGATTATATGGAAAAACAAGTTTATCGAAAATCTCTTGATTTGCAGAAAAGCGGCGCACAATGGAGCATAGACGTTAAGCTTAATGATGTTAATTCAAGAAGGATAGTTATATCCCTTACCGACGGCGGAAAAGCCTTTATACTTGGCGGTGATATGATTGCTACAATATATGGCAAAAAGACTGACGGTAATGTGATATATAAGGATTGCACTATTGAAAACGGAATGGCTATTGTTGACGTCGAAAAGCAGCTTATTACGGCAGCAGGTACTGTTGAGTGTGAATTGAGGATATACGATTCAAATGCAGCAGGCGCTCAGCTTTTAACAACACCGAGATTTAATATAGAGGTGTATGACGTGCTAAGTGACGAAAATAGGATAACCTCAACGTCTGATTATTCGGCGCTTGCGAGTGAAACGGTTAAATCCAAAGAGGCTACTAAGCGAGCTAATGATATATCCGAAATGCTTGAAACAAAGCTTGCGAACGGCGAACTAAAAGGTGAAAAAGGCGACAAGGGTAATGACGGCGCACCGGGTACAAAAGGTGACACAGGTCCGCAAGGTGAACAAGGACCCAAGGGTGACACAGGAATACAAGGGCCGCAAGGCGTTCCCGGTCCGAAAGGAGAAAAGGGAGAACAAGGCTCATCCGAAAAGTGGGAGTTGGCAGTAGATACTACGGTGCAAGAGGAAGTAAATAAAATCGAATATGAAATAAAAAACGCAGTTGAAGTGCATATAGAAATTACCAACGATGATCTTATACAGATAAACCATTCTACAAGTGGTTTTCTACGCTCAATACTTTGGGGCGCAAATAACATATATGTTGATAAATTGTCATCACACGTTCTTTCTGTTATTCACGCACAGAAAATGAACGAAGATGTAATTGTGAACTACAGTTATTCGGGAATAAAGAGCAGCCAAAAAGCAATTAGATACGGAGCGATGCAGGCTTTTCAAGCGGTTGATGATACAATCGGGATTTATTTTGATGTTGACACTTCGGTATTTAATTCCGGAACGAGAATACGCATTTGGGCTAAAAGGAGAGTGGCAGCAAATGAGTAGAGCATTAATTAATGGTGAATATCTTGATGTCGAAGATGAAATCTTTACACCTGACCCACAGGCTGAAATTCAAGCACTAAAGCAGGAGCTTGCAAGCTATGATTACATAGGCGTGAAAATTGCTATGGGAGTTGCAACTGTAGAAGAATATCAAGAGCAGATAGCCTACACGGAAAAACTCCGTGCAAAAATCAGAGAGTTGGAGGGCACAGAATGAGTGATTTAGTATATTTTCACAAATCAAAACTCGACGCCCTCGCAGATAAAATCAACGAAAAATGCGGGGGGATAGAGCCTTTGCTCTCTGCCGATAATTGGCGAGAAGTTACGCCTGAGGCAAAGGCAGAAATCGAAAAACAACAGCAAGCCGAGGTGATGATATGACAACAACAATAATCACTACCGTTATTTCTTCGCTTACAGCAGCTTGCGTAAGTGGTTTAATCGTATATGTTAAAGGCGTACACAAGAAAGATACGGCAATTAAAGAGGGTATGCTTTCTTTGCTTCGTGCCGAGATAATCAGACAGCACGACAAATACACTCAAAGGCAATATTGCCCCATTTATGCTAAAGATGCCTTAACAAAGGCTTATGCTGCTTATCATTCGCTTGGCGGAAACGGAACAATAACTAAAATCTATAATGAAACTATGCAACTGCCTGAAACGGCAGAGGAGGTAAAACAATGAAAACATTATGTATATCGCTTATTATCGTTGCGCTGCTTATTTTAGCAGTACAAATTATTACGGAAATTATCAAATCCGTATTTAAGGATAAGGAAAATATCGCTTATAATTTGATTGTATTCGGTGTTTCCTTATTCTTAACACTCGTAACAGTCATTGCGGCAAGTCAGATTGTACCGTTCAAGCTTGTTTGGTATATCATTGTCGGCGCAATTGTCGGCTCGTTCTTTATTGCTTACGGTGCAATGTATGGCTACGATAAGCTTTTTAAACGAGTATTTGAATCAGTTAAGAATGCAATTAAATCATTTTTGGAAATTGAGGAAGAGGTGAAGAATAATGAAAAGAAATAA